AGGGTGCCTAACAGTAGGGTGCCTAACAGTAGGGTGCCTAACAGTAGGGTGCCTAACAGTAGGGTGCCTAACAGTAGGGTGCCTAACAGTAGGGTGCCTAACAGTAGGGTGCCTAACAGTAGGTCAGCATACATTACGCAGTATCAGAAAGATCATTATGACAGACTTACCTTGAAGGTCACCGGCGGCTACAAGGAATTACTAAAATCCGAAGCAATCAAACGAGGTGTGAGTCTGACGAAACTGGTTGTGAATGCACTGGTCGAGTATTTGCAGAACCATCCCGTCTGAGGAGGTTATTATGATTTATGGATATGCTCGTGTGAGTAGCAAGGGTCAGGACTTATATGGTAATGGTCTTGACGTTCAAGAGAATGAGCTTCGTGCAGCCGGAGCAGAGAAAATTTTGCGTGAGAGTTTCACTGGCACAAAGAAAAATCGCCCTGCGCTGGATAAGCTGATGAGCATTGTCAGCGAGGGCGACACCGTTGTCGTAACCAAACTAGATCGTATTGCTCGTAGCACTCTGGATGGTTTGACAATCATTGACGAGTTTCTCGCAAAAGGTGTGAATCTCCATGTCCTAAACATGGCGAAGTTTGACAGCAGTCCATCTGGGAAACTGATGCGAACCATGCTTTTGGGTTTTGCCGAGTTTGAACGAGATATGATCGTAGAGCGAACCTCTGCTGGAAAAGCGGTAGCGAAAGCGCATGACCCACGTTGGAGAGAAGGTCGGAAGCGGAAGGAAATACCCGATTTTCAAAATTTTCTCCAAAAACAAAAAGACGGCGAGTTGACCGTGGATGAATGCTGTGCTATATTGAATATCAGCAGAAGCACATGGTATGCTCGTGCCAGGGAGGTAAATGTATGAAATGGACGAAACGGCTTTTCCGGCTCGGAGGTTTATTGTTTATCATCGGCTTTGCACTTACGCCCACAGAAAATCGCGACCCGGGTGTAACCTGTTGTGCCGTTGCGATACTGTTAGTAGCTTTCGGTTCTCCTTTCACTATCGCACATGATTACAAAAAAGAAGTTGAAGAAGAGCGTCAGGCCAATGAAGAATACAAGCGGGAGCTGGCGGCGAAAATCCGAAAAACACAGTACATGAACGCCAATGTTTCGACAACCCGCAAAACCAGTACCTCCAGTGCCATCGGCAGAGCGGTTGTCGGCGGTGCCATTGCGGGAGATGTGGGTGCCATTGTTGGTGCATCCACCGCGAAGCAAAAGGTAAAAAACAAACATACCACCACATTCCTGGTTCTTTATAAGGACGGACACAAGAGTCTCGAAACCGTGGCGGACGAAAGTCTTGAATATCAAGTCTATGTAGACAAACTGGAAATCGAATAATCGGTAAAATAACAAAGCGCATGATTGCGAGGGAGAAATCCCAATCAATCATGCGCTTTTTCTTTTGCTTACAGGAGGGTTTATGGTTAAAACAGTATCTATTTTGGGGGCCAAATACAAGGTGATGACCGGCATTTCGCCGGAGGTCGATAAAGCTCTGGAGGGGCGATACGGTTATTGCCAGCCTACTTCCCGCCTGATCGTCATCGCCGACATGAACAAGATTCCGTCCTGGGACGGAGAAAGTGAGGAAGACAAACTCGCCGTCACCAACATCACACTGCGACACGAGGTGCTCCATGCATTTCTGGCAGAGTCGGGTCTTTGGGGTAGCTCCATGAGCAGTGAAGCATGGGCCATGAACGAGGAAATGATCGACTGGTTCTCCATGCAGTATCCGAAAATCACAGAAGCATATAAGCAACTGGGATGTACGGGAGGTGCCGTTTAAGGATGGGTGTTTTGATTGACTTGACAGGCGAACGTTTCGGACGATTGACTGTTACGGGGAGAGCCGGAAACGATGCACAACGGAAACCGATCTGGCATTGTGTATGTGATTGCGGGCGCGAAGTCATTGTACGGGGGATGGCTTTGAGATCGGGGCACACTTTGAGCTGTGGTTGTTATTCTCGTGATGTGCATACCAAACACGGCGGCGAAGGAAGCCGGTTATATAGAGTATGGTGTGGTATGAAAGCTCGTTGTCTCAATGAAAATCATCAGTTCTATTCCTATTATGGCGGACGAGGAATATCCATTTGTGAAGAATGGCTCGATTTCTCAAATTTCCGACAGTGGGCATACCACACAGGATATGATCCTACTTCAAAGAAATGGGAATGCACCTTGGACAGAATTGATTCCAACCGTGGGTACTTCCCTGATAATTGCAGATGGGTAAGCATGGCAGTTCAAGATTCGAACAAGAGGAATAACCGATATTTTGAGTTTCAAGGGGAAGTTCATTCTTTGAGGGAATGGGCTGAAATTCTGGGAGTCAAATATCAAACCTTGTACGCCCGTCTTAATGTACACGGGATGAGTGTTGAAGAGGCTTTCAGTAAATCGTCCGCAAGTGAATGCAGGAGGGTGAATCTATGAGAAGAGTGTTAGAAGCAATTTATAAAGTGGTTCAGAGCGGAACCGATTATCAGGCTTATGTAGATCTTTGTAATTTTTGTGAAGAAACATTGAAATCGGACATTCCCCTCGCCATCGAATATTTACTCTTGTTGTCAGACCGAATTGAGAGTGTCATCCCTCAGCTTTCCGGAGAGGAAATCGTTAAGATGTATTCTCTACATCGTAAGGTTGTTTTCCTCGGGGCACCACATAATTTTCACTTATATCTTTTAGCGGTCGAGTGGGCGAGAGAAAATAACAAAAAATTCTATCTCCCCCGGCGGAAAGTTCTGAAGGAGGTCGTGGATGCACTGCAAGAGCTGTTGGACGACAAACTGGATTTGTTGGCAATTAGCCTCCCTCCTGGTGCCGGTAAGACCACACTGGCCCTATTCTTCCTGACAATGTTGGGCGGTAAATTCCCGGACGAGCCGATTCTGACAGGTAGTCATAGTAACTCCTTTGTTCGGGGTGCTTACGATGAATGCTTGAGAATCATGGATCCTCAGGGTGAATATCTGTGGCATGAGGTGTTTCCCGGCGTTACCGTCAGTAACACGAATGCCAAGGACTGCCGAATCGATCTGGGCAAGCGTAAGCGATTCGAAACGTTGGAATTCACTTCCATCGGTACCGGCAATGCCGGTCTGTACCGAGCCGCCAGACTGCTTTATTGTGATGACCTGGTCAGTGGTATCGAGGTTGCTTTGAGTAAGGAACGGCTGGATAAGCTCTGGGAAATCTATACCACTGACCTTCGGCAGCGTAAGATCGGCGACCATTGCAAGGAGCTGCACATTGCAACCAGATGGTCGGTTCATGATGTGATCGGACGACTGGAACGGGATTACGGCAGCAACGAACGGGCGAAGTTCATCGTGGTTCCCGCCCTGGATGAAAATGACGAGAGTAACTTTGACTACGCCTATGGCGTGGGTTTCTCCACGAAATTCTTTCATGAGCAGCGGGACATCATGGATCCCGCCAGCTGGAAAGCACTGTATCAGAATGAGCCTATCGAGAGAGAAGGTCTGGTTTATGATGCAGATGAGCTGAGACGGTTCTTCGAGCTTCCCGACGGCGATCCCGATGCCATTCTTGGTATCTGCGACACCAAGGATAAGGGCACGGACTATGCGTTCCTGCCGGTGGCCTACCTTTATGGACAGGATTATTATATAGAAGACTGCATCTGTGACAACGGACTGCCCACGGTAGTGGATGCCCGTCTTGCGGATATCCTGGTGAGGCACAAGGTGAAGCAATGTCGGTTTGAAAGCAACAGTGCCGGTGGTAAAACGGCGGAAAAGGTGCAAAAGGAAGTAAAGAGCCGGGGTGGTATCACCCACATCACCACCAAGTTCAGCACCTCCAATAAGGAAACCCGAATCATCATCAATTCCGCCTGGGTGAAAGAGCACTGTCTGTTCAAAGACACTAGCGCATACCGAAAGGCCAGCGATTACGGCAGGATGATCGATATGCTCTGCTCTTACACCATGGCGGGTAAAAACAAGCATGATGACGTTCCCGACGGCTTTGCTATGTTGGCAGACTACGCCCAGAGTTTCACTGGTAATGTTGTTAAAATAATCAAGCGTCCTTTTTGATATATAACTATATATTGTATCACAAAGTATTGACAAACGCAAGATATTGTGTTAGAATACAAAGTGTAAAACTAGATAATGTTTATTTTGATTATTAGCGCATGATTGCGAGGGCTTAACCGCCCATCCCGTTCATGCGCTTTTTTATTTTGTCAGGAAGGAGGTAATGACAATGAGCGAGGAAAGAAAAGTAATGCAATCCATGGAGCTTTTCGGTCGCAGAGAGATCACCACACCGATCGATAAGATCACCCGGAAGAATATCGTCAGCGTGCTCTCCAAGGCATTGACGATCCACGAAACGAATTCCTCTGAAATCGATTACCTCTACTGGTATGTCCGTGGCAAGCAGCCGATTCTCAGTCGCGTGAAAGAGGTTCGACCTGAGATCAACAACAAAATCGTAGAAAATCATGCGGCGGAAATCACGCAGTTCACCTCTGCCTACTTCCTGGGTGAGCCTGTCACCTACGTTCGTCGCGGCGACCGCGAGGGCGTATCTGACGAGATCACCAAGCTCAACGACATGATGTTCTTCGAAAAGAAAGCAAGTCACGACAAACGGCTGGCGACCTGGATGGCACTGTGCGGTCTGGGCTACCGAATGGTACTGCCGGACAAGAACTACGACGCTGAGTCTGACGAAGCTCCCTTCACACTGGATATCCCGGATCCCCGCCACACCTTCGTTGTGTATCACTCCGGTTTCGGTCACAAGCGTATTATGGGTGTTCGGCAGATTTATCGGTACGATTCCGATAACAAGCTCAGAATGATCTGCTGCGGCTACACCAAGACCCATTACTTCGAGGTGATGGGCAACACGGTTCTGACCTGGAAGCCCCATGCTCTGACCGATATCCCCATTTACGAATATCGGCTGAATATGTTCCGCCTGGGATCCTTCGAACCCGCGATTCCCCTGCTGAACGCCATCAACACCATGAGTTCCAACCGTGTGGACGGCGTGGAGCAGTTTGTCCAGAGCTTCCTGAAATTCATTAACTGTGAAGTGGATCAGGACAAGCTCACCAAGCTGAAGCAGCTGGGCGCAATCGTCATCAAATCCACGGATGGTGTGAACGCGGATGTAGGCATCGTCTCTCAGGAGTTGAATCAGACCCAGACTCAGACCCTGGTTGATTATATGTACGAACAGGTACTTGTCATTTGCGGCATGCCCTCTACCACCAAAGGTGGAGCTTCCACTTCTGACACCGGTCAGGCAGTATTTCTGCGCGACGGCTGGAGCCAGTGCGAGGCGCGAGCCAAGGACACCGAGGATTTGTTCGAAGAATCTGAGCGGGAGTTCCTGCGTCTGATTCTGCGGATTGCCCGTGATAAGAGCAATCTGAATCTGAAGCTCTCTGAGGTAGAATGCAAGTTCACCCGCAGACAGCACGACAATCTGCTCACTAAGACCCAGTCTCTGCGGAATATGCTGGAATCCGGTCTGGCACCTGAGGTGGCAATCGCGACTAGCGGTCTGTTCAACGATCCCATGGATGTTGCACAGCAGTCTGCCGAGTATCTGAAGAAGTGGACATACAAGGAACCCGTTACGGTCAAAACGGAGAATCCTTCCGATGAAGGAGTTTCCGATAAATGACAATTTCGAGGAATAGTGATTGCAACACGAAAAAGCGGTAAGCCTTACCGCTTTTCCTCGAAATAAACTTAAGGCTCTCTACGAAAGGCGATAGAGATGAATGAAATATGGCGTAATGTCAGCGGATATGAAGGGTTGTATCAGGTGAGTAACCTAGGCAACGTCCGAAGTCTGAACTGGCATGGTGAAGGTTACACTCGTAATCTTTATCTAAAGAAGCATCCCGCAGGGTATTACCAAGTCGAATTGCGGGGTGGAGAGTGCAGATCGAAAATGGTGACTGTCCACAGGCTGGTCGCAGAAGCGTTTTTACCCAATCCTCTCAATCTCCCCTGCGTCAATCACAAAGACGAAGATAAGCGCAATAATCAGGTTGAGAATTTGGAATGGTGTACTTACGAATACAATAATCGTTATTCGAGAGATTTACACCCGGAACGGTTTAAGCCCAAAGAGACGAGGAGCAAACGTGCTTATACCAAGCAAAAACACTTGCGTATCGTACAGCTTAGCTTGAACGGCGAACCGATTCGAGAATGGGCAAATGCAACTGAGATCAACAAGCATTTGGGCTACAGTGTGTGGTCAATTTCGCAGTGTTGCCGAAATAAACGACACACCGCATATGGATTTAGATGGCAATTTGCCATTTGAAATATTCGCAGAGAAGCGAAGTAAATAAAACGCAAGCCGCTAGAGACAGCGGGATATAAATTTCGCAAAAAGAGTAGCGGAGAGAACCGCTCTGACCAAACGCAAGGAGGTATCTATCATGGCTTTCGATTGGACGAAAGTGGAGGGCTACAAGGAAGATATGAGCGATGCAGAGAAGATCGCATTGCTGACAAACTTCAATATGCCCGAAGCCGGTATTCCCAAGGCGCAGTTTGACAAGGTTTCCAGCGAGCTGGCTGGTGTCAAGAAGCAGCTTCGGGAAAAGCAGACCGAGGATGAACGCAAGGAAGCCGAACGGCTTGCTGCGGAAGAAGCAACGAAAACTGAGCTGGAAACCCTTCGCCGGGAAAAGGCTCTGAATTCTCATAAGGCTACCTATCTGGCTATGGGTTATTCCGAAGCCCTGGCTCAGAAAGCTGCCGAAGCTATGGTCGATGGCAAGATGGACGAACTGTTCGCCGTCATGCGTGAGCATAGCACCAACGTGGAGAAGGAACTGAGAAAGAAGATTCTCGATGAAACTCCCGCACCTCCCGCCGGTGAACCTGGTGGCGAGAAAACTGCTGGCGAAAAGCTGGCTCAGGAGATTGCGAAGAAGTCTACTGAGTCTGCTAAGACTGCCAACGATATCCTGTCCAAATACATTTAATAGGAGGAAAAGAAAATGGCTCTGGCTAATATGTCCTTTTCTCAGCGAGCAGTTGAAAACTCCGTTGAGATTCTGTTCAACAGCGAGTACACCGGTCGTGCTCTGACCCTGGATTCCGCTGCTTTCACTGATGGTGTTTGCAAGGCTGGTACTCCCATTGCTGCTAACGGCACCAAGGCAAACGATGCTACCGCAATCGGCGTTCTGCTGGCGGATGTTCACGAGGAGCGTCCTCAGGGCACCGTGGTCATCGGTGGCTATATCCACACCGCCCGTGCTAAGGCACATTCCGGTGTGACCATTGCTGAGACTGCTAAGTCCGCAATGAAGAACGTTGTGTTCTGCTAATTCTGTAAGGAGGTATAACCTATGCGTATCACTGAAATTTTTAGTGCAAAGGCGGTTGCTTCCCACTGGACTGAAACCGCTTCCAACCGTATTCCCTACCTGGGTCTTGGCTTCTTCCCCGAAAAGAAGAAGATGGGCCTGGATCTGAAGTGGATCAAGGGTCACAAGGGTCTGCCTGTTTCCCTGGCTCCCTCCAATTTCGACGCTAAGTCCACCCTGCGTTCCCGCGAGGGCTTCAAGTTCACCGAAACCGAGATGGCTTTCTTCCGGGAGTCCATGCTGGTCAAGGAAGCTGACGAGCAGGAGATCATGCGTGTTCAGGATGCCAACGATCCTTATGCCGCTGATGTGATCTCCCGTATCTTCGATGACACCGACACCCTGCTGGCTGGTGCCGAGGTTGTGGCAGAGCGTATGCGTATGCAGCTGCTGTGCCCCGAAGACGGCTCCCCCAAGATTCACATTGCTGCCAACGGCGTTCAGTACGCCTACAACTACGATGCCGACGGCTCCTACCAGGAGAAGAACTTCCTGGAGCTGGCTACCGATGAGGACAAGTGGTCTGACCACGAGAACTCCAACCCCATTGCTGACATCACCCACGGTCTGGATGCTGTCGAGGCGGAAACCGGTGTTCGTCCTTCCATCGCTCTGGTGAGCCGCACTACTTTCAACCACATCAAGGCCAACGCCAAGGTTCGTTCTGCCGTCCTGGCCCAGAACGCAACCGCCAATGTCCTGATGAACGATGCCCGTGTCAAGGAGCTGTTCAAGACCGAGCTGGGTGTGACTCTGGTTGTTTACACCAAGCAGTATCTGGACGAAGAGGGTATTGCCCACAAGTTCTATCTGGATGGTTTCTGCACCCTGCTGCCCGAAGGTGCCCTGGGTAATACCTGGCGCGGTGTTACTCCCGAAGAGCGCACCCTGCTGGGCAATGCTCAGGCTGACGTTTCCGTGGTTTCCAACGGTGTCGCCGTCACCGTCACTGTGACCTCCGACCCCGTGAATACCAAGACCACCGTGTCCGAGATCGTCCTGCCCTCCTTCGAGCGTATGGCTGAAACCTACGTCATCAAGGCTTACTGATGACCCACCGGACATATCCCCACTCCGTCAAATTTGGCGGGAAGTATTACGCACCGAATACTCCCATCGTGACGGATGTCGGTGACGAAAACGGTGCACCCAAGTCGAAAGACAACACCGCGAAGAGGGCCGCAAAGCCCTCTTCCGGTAACAAATCTTCCTCTCGGAAGAAACGGTAAAGGAGGGATTGAGATGACTATGATGGAAAAGATTGAAATGATCAAGGGACTGCTAGGGATTTCTGCGCAGGACACATCTGAGGATCTTCGAATCAAGGTCTATCTCACTGCTGCCGAAAAGGAAATTCTCAGCTGGAGATACTCGCTGAGTAGCCAGAAGGTAACCTCTGTTCCCGCCGAGTATGAGATGACGCAGATTTTTGCAGTGGTTGCGGGATACTCCCAGAGCGGTGCTGAAAACCAGCTCCTCCACACGGAAAACGGTATCTCCCGCCAGTTCAAACACGCAGACATGATTGCGTACATTCGCAGCAACGTTCTGCCCATTGCGGGGTGTATCTGATGCGGTGTCTCGAACGAAACAAGAAGAAATTCTTCTACGCTCTGTATGAGAAGAAAATCCTCATGGTGGATGCCGACGGTCACAAAACGGGTGAGTACGAGATTGTATTCAGCAAGCCCGTTGCGATGAAAGGCAATATCTCATCTGCTCGCGGTGAAACCGTCACCCGGCAGTTCGGTGAGGATGTGGCCTATGATCGGGTGATTGTTCTGGATAATCCCGGATGCCCCATCGATGAATACGCGATTCTCTGGATTGACACCAAGCCTGTGTTGAAGGAAGACGGTTCCACTGACACGCCTCATGATTATGTGGTGACGAAGGTGGCACCCAGCATCAACAGTACGGCGATTGCAGTGAGAAAGGTGGTTGTCCGTGGGTAAACGAGTGATTCGCATGGGGTTGAACACCCAGGATATCAACAGGGCCATTCGGGAAGTTCGGGCATACAAGCAGGAGGTCATCGAGAAGACGAAATCTCTTGTGGCTGAGCTTACCGATTACGGTGTTGAGGTCGCCCGTGTTCAGCTGGCGCAGTTGGGTGTTGATTACACCGGTGCACTGTCCGCCAGCATGGTCGGGTATTTCAGCCCCGCCACCGGCGTGGGCATCATTCGTGCCGGTTCTGCTTATGCCGTGTTCGTTGAATTCGGCACAGGCGTAGTCGGTGCGGGATCCCCTCACCCGGATCCTGTGGGCTGGCAGTACGATGCCAACAACCACGGAGAGAAAGGCTGGATGTATTTCAACGACAATGACCAGAAATGGCATTGGACGAAGGGTATGGAAAGCAGACCTTTCATGTACAACACTGCTCGCACCCTTGAACAAGAGTGCTTGCAGATCGCAAAGGAGGTTTTCGGGCGATGATCGACATTGAGAATCAGATATTCACAAGAGCCGCCGCGCCCGTATGGGAGCATTATCCCGATGCCTTTGTCAGCGGTGAGTATGTGAAAACACCTCCCGCTTTCCCGGCTGTCTCCATCGTGGAAATGGACAACCTCCCCTACGAATCCAGCCGCACCACCGAGAGCGTGGAAAATCATGTAAGTGTGACTTACGAAGTCAATGTCTATTCCAATTTAACCAAGGGCAAGAAAGCCGAATGCAAGGCAATCATTGCTCTGATCGATGAGGTTATGGCGGCTCTGGGGTTTACCCGGATTGTGCTCAATCCCGTGCCCGATATGAACGATGCGACCATCTATCGTATGGTTGCCAGATACAGGGCCGTCGTATCCCGTGATGAAATTATTTACAGGAGGTAATAACCGTGGCAATTAGTACCTACAAGGTCTTCCTGATGGTCAGCGAAGACGGTAGCAAGTATGACAAGCTGGTTGACATCAAGAGATTTCCGAACCTCGGCGGTTCCCCCGAAATGCTGGAGACGACCACCTTGAGTGACCCGATGCAGACCTACATTCCGGGTGTTCAGAGCTCCGATGCACTGGAATTTGAGTCTAACTACACTCTGGAGGATTTTCAGAAGCTGAAGGCCCTGGCGGATCAGGAGAAGTATTACGCTGTCTGGTTCGGCGGTTCCGGCGAAGCCAGCACCCTGACTCCCACCGGCGAGCACGGTAAGTTCAAATTCAAGGGTAAGCTGGTTGTCTACCCTGTCGGCGGCGGTGTCAACGAGGTCGTCGGCATGAACATCAATATCGCACCTTCCACTCCCATTGAGCTGGACGCTGCGTCCTGAGAAGGAGGAACTGAAGCATGAGCAAGCAGCTGCGTTTTAATTATGAGGGTCGTGAATACACCCTCGAATACACCCGGAAGACCGTGGAAATGATGGAACGACAGGGTTTCATCGCTGAAGAAGTGAAGATCAAGCCTATGTCTACCCTCCCCGCGCTGTTTGCGGGTGCTTTCCTGGCAAATCACCGGTTTACCAAACCTGATGTCATCGATGCAATTTATGCGAAGATGAGCAACAAGGGCGAGCTGATCAG